TCAATAAGGACCCACTATAACTTGGAAAAACAAAGGCTAAAAGAAAAGTTTTCTTATGCCCAGTTTTCTAAGCGTTGTGGGATTCCCATTGACACTATCAACGGAACATTCTCGTTGAGATTTAAAAACTCTCGACGAGTGTTCCACTCTTTACGTATTTCTTACGCACTTTTTTTGACCATGAAAATGTTCAAGATCCATGACATGAGAACTTCTCAGAGAATTAGAAACAACAAAAGAGTTTACAAGCGTGAAAACTTGCTTACTTCTTTATTTGTTCAGATCTATTCCGGGTTTGCCCGGTTGGATCTCTCTGAAAAGGCCATGATCAAGTGCTTAAAGACTTCTCTTTGTCTTATGGTAAGCAAAGCGTTTAAACAATCTGAATTGCCAATTGGCGTTTCTATTGATCTTTTCCCTTTGGGATTAGAAAAACAGATTCGCAAACAATTGTCAACAGATGATTTTGTTCGCTTTTGCTTTAGTTGTCTCCAATCAAAAGTCCTTTGTGAAACCGTCCCAGACGATTTCATAATGGATGCCTTGATTGAGCACCGTAACAAACTTAGTCAGCCTCACCGAGGGCTTGAACCTAAAACTCTTGATTTACTTCGAGAGAAAGGTCGAACCTTCGGGAAGCATGTGGCCCGCTATTACCGTAGCAATAAGGGTCATTTTCCGACTAATAAAGCTTCTTTCGCTTTTCCTCGTAACCGAGGAGGAGTGAAAGGAGATTTGGTGTTCCATAACCGTCTTAAGGACCTTTCTGCAAAGGAAGATCCTGACGACCGTATGGAACCGTTTGTTATCGGTCTCTTTGGACAACCCGGAAGTGGTAAAAGTTCTCGCATCAATCAGATTGTTGCTGAACTTTCAAAACTATTTCCAGGTGTTCCGATGGGAGACAAGCTTATCTACCAGAGGACCTGTCATGTGGACCATTGGGACGGATATACCGGCCAACCTATAACCATCTTTGATGATTTGGGTCAGTCGATGGACGGACACGATATCAAGGAGTTTCAAACTCTTGTTTCGTGTTGTCCGTATATCTTACCAATGGCGCATTTAGATAATAAAGGACAGAAGTTCTGTTCTCCTATTATCATTGCGACTTCCAACCTACATTACGGTAGTAGTTTGGCACATGTCTATCAAGAATCAAATCCTATCATTGATGATGCCTCTTTCTGGAGGCGATTCCATGTCCCGCTTCAAGCGGAAGATGGAAAAATTCATACAATGAAGATCGACCCTACATGGGTGCGATCGGAAAATTTACTTTTCCGCACGCATCCATCACAATGTAGGAATCGATCAGGACCGACTTTCTTCGCCGAAGACAAAATGTTCTTCAGACGACAGCCGGATTTTGATAGAGGTAGTGAGAACCAGATTTGGAATCTGGAACCCTACACAGGCTCTTGGTCTTTCCTTCGAACTCAGTTCAAGGAAAGGTGTAGATACCATGACAACTTCCGATCTCTATGGATCCAAACAGTTGTTGACAAGTGTCAGGACACTTCTGTTCTCGATCCTTTACTTTCTGAATTAGAAGAATTTGGGTTTACCCAAAGCTTCGACTTCAAAGAAGGTGAAGGTGGAACGAAGTGTCTAACTTTCCCTGCTTTTCCTCCACCAGGACCGTTACCGGTCCGGGTAGAGCCAATCGCTGAACCCCTAAAGGTTCGGACGATTACAGCTGGGAAAGGTGATACTTTTTGCTTAAAGCCTCTTCAGAGAGCCATGTGGCTCGCTTTAGGAGACTTTCCGCAATATCAACTGACTCACGGGACAAATCGTCTTGATACAGCAATCGCTGCATTATATGACAATTCAAGTCCTGATGATGTTTGGATTTCTGGAGATTACACGGCCGCAACCGATTCGTTTGCGATCGAAGGCTCAAAAGCTCTCTTAGAGGGCATTCTTGAATCTATCGATCACGAACCGACAAAGCGTTGGGCAATGAAAGAGATTTCCCCTCATCTGTTGGTCTACCCGAAAGGGTCGGGCCTAGAGCCTGTTTTACAGGCTTCTGGACAGTTGATGGGATCTCTGCTTTCCTTTCCTTTGCTTTGTCTTTTGAATGATTGCACTGCTTCCTTTTGTGGACTCAAATCCGATCAGTATTTGATCAATGGAGATGATATCCTCATGAGGGCTGACCCGAGCATCTACCCAGAGTGAAAAAAACAAGTTCATGAATTTGGACTTGATCTTTCACCTGGAAAGAA